CGCGCGGGTCGGTATGGGTTGGGAAACGTCAATCGGGTTGATTGACGGGTCAACGATACAAACGGGACAAAACCGTATTTTCGAAATGAATCGGGAAATCGCCGCCGCCACGGGTCGCGGTTTGACGAATAACCAAATTGCATTAATTTGGTCATATTGTTGGCCGATGCGATGCGCGCCCAACGGGTATCGGGCGGACCAAACCACGGGGGCATTGCGCGATTATTGCCGGGGTAAACATGGGAACACCACAATCCCGGCCCCGGGATTGGGGCAATGGGCCGACGATGGATCGGTCAAATATAAAAACGGACCCCCGGCGATTGACCCACCACCAACGGTGGACGCGGTTGGGGCGATCAAATAATCGCCCGTCCCGGGGGCCATCGGCCCCCGGGATTTTTTTTTGTGTTCCAGCCATACAATGTGAAATATTGACCAACGTGTTCGAGACGCACAAAATAAAATAATTTTAATATCACATGCATAATCCATGCCAAACGTTCGGACAAAATTCATGCCAATCCCCACCGAAAAAATTACGCAATGGGGAACCCCCCGACACGGCCCCGGCACTGGTACTTTATGCAGAGCGCGACCCCCCCGTGTGCGAAAAAAAAGTTCTGTAGAAAATTGACTTTTCCCTCCGGTATCCCCCATCATTAAGGGAAGGAGGACATCGTATGATTCGACGGATATCGACCATCGCAGGCGCACCCTGGCATTTAACTGGGCATTGCCGTACATGCGGCGCATCAATATGGGAACCCATTGACTGGGATGGATCGACTCACAACCGGCCGCGTCGGTATGGATGTGAGCACCATCAATCACCGACACCACCGACACCGACACCGACACGGCCTCCGGCTTCATCGTCATCGTCACCACGTCCACGTCGAGAGGTCAATCGACCAGCATAGACCCAGCCATGGTCACCATCTCGAAGACCAATCAGATTTCCGGCCCGTTTTGCGATGCACGGTTGCGGTCCCTAGGGTTCAAGGACCAGCGGTGCCGCAACCCGGCCGGCGCACGCACCGATCACCATGGGCAGGGACGGTGCTATCTGCATGGAGGACGCAGTGTGAAGAAAAGCGGACGATACAGCACCATTGACCATGAACGGTTCCGCGAGAAACTAGGGCAGCTTGAAGCCATCGAACAAGACGTAATGGATCTCGTTCCAGAGGTGCAGCTTCTGCGGACGCTGGTCATTGATTACGTCGAACGATACGAAGATTACCATGCCGCATTGTTAGCATGGCACGCGGATTCCACAAAAACCAGTAAACCGAGGAAAGTATTGGATATTGCCGATGCCGGAAACTTAATCGAAAAGATCGGGAGGACCGTCCACCGTATCCATCAAATCCATTCGACGGGCAGTATTACATTGGATACCTTTAAACGGGTGGTCGAGTCGATGGGCATCGTCGTCGCTAAACATGTTGAAGATAAAACAACATTGGATGCCATCGAAATCGAATGGAGCGAACTGGCATTAGACCCGCGTGACTTGGGGAAATCCCCTCGTCCCGCCGAGGTCGAAGACCCCGAATCATGATACCGCCATCCACAGAATGGGAATTGTCCACCGCGTCGTTCACGCTCCAGGATTTGGCAGATGCGCGATGCTTGAAACGAGGACCAAAGGATGAACAGTTTGTGAGTGCCGTGTGTCGATTAATCAGCCGTCGTGTCGTAGACCCCTCTAATTTGTCTGACAATGATGTTGTCGATTTGACGTTGAAGGAAGTGTCGGATCTTGGGAAACGGATCGTGGCATCGATTATCGAACGTCTTGCATTCGAGCAATCGATACCCTCCATGCGTCGTATGGTGGAAGATGTACACGCGGATACGTAATGCCCATAAAGACGCTGGGTGATTTGAAACACGGGTTGACGCGGTTCACACCAACTGCGAATGCATTGGACTTGTCGTCAGCCGTCAGTGGATTACGTCAATATCGTCGAGACATCAAAAACACGCGGCGTATCGACCAAGCCCAGCACAGTACACGTCGGTTTTGTGAAATCTATTTGAGTCACCATTTTACGGCTGGATTCTCCGAGCTGCATTACGATATCTTTTCCGCCATCGACAGCCCCGGTCTCAGTAAACGGATTGCCAGGATTGCACCGCGTCAATTTGGAAAGACCACGATCATTTCCCTGGGATTGCCGCTGTACATGATGGCGTATCGGTTGAAGTGGTTTGTGCTCATGATTGGAGAATCCGCCACCACCGCCGAAGCGAACTTGGCGACCTTGACACAAGAACTTGAAACCAACGAACAGTTAATCGCCGATTTCCCGCATCTCGCTCCAGCGATGGATATTCGCGGTCAATCCGTGAAATGGACAGACCGTCAGCTGGTAACCAAGTCGTATGCCACCGTCATGGCAAAGGGGATGGGCGCTCGGATGCGGGGGTTGAAGTACCGGGAACGACGACCGGACCTCGCTATTCTTGATGACCCGGAGTCCCCAGAAACGGCAGATACATTCTTGAAGCGCCGTCGCCATAAGCGTTGGTTCGGGGGCACGTTCATGGGATTGGGTGCGCGGGAGTGGGATCTGTATGTGATTGGGAATCTACCGCACCATGATTGTTTAATTGCTGACCTAGTGCTGGATACAGATACATGGAACGGAAAGCTGTATCGAGCCATTAACATCCATCCACGAGAAAACGAACGTTACATTGTTGGAAATACGAAGACCGATGATCAGTCATTGTGGCCGGAAGTTTGGCCGCTCGACAAACTAGACAAATACAAGAATGAGCCGAATGTCGGGTCTCTTGGGTTTGCACGAGAGATGATGAATGATCCTCGCGAAGAAGAGGATAAAGTCTTTGACCCCCATTCGTTCTCGTTATTCGATTTGACAGACGACCATCGCGCCTCGTTTTCTATGGTGGCTTCTGCGTTTGACCCAGCCGGAGGCGAACGTCCAGGAGAAATGAAACGGGGGAGACGAGATTTCGCGTGCATTGTCACGGCAGCCAGAACCGTCGATGGGTATATCGATGTAATTGATATCTGGATGAAGCGCGATCTGCCCGATCAACAAATTGATAAGTTATTGGATGTGTACGAGGTATGGAGACCTCGTTTGATTGGCGCTGAAGAAAATATGTATAAGAATTTGATGGAATTTGATATTGCGCGTCGAGCCAGAGAACGAGGATTATATCCATCATGGAAGATGATGAACCATACGTCGAATAAAGTGTCACGTATCCTCGGTATCCAGCCATTGATCGAGAGTGGGATTATACGATTCGCTCGACATCTGATTCCAAAACATCATGAATTCTTTGGACAGTTCGATGAGTTTCCTGGTGCAGAACATGACGACGCTCCAGACGCGACTGAGATGGTGATCCGATTGTTAGAGAAGGGTTCGTATAAAGGGTTACCCAGCATCGTATCAAAGACTAGTTACTGGAGATAACATGGCGAAACGTGAACCCCAGCGTCGAGGACCGAAGCCGGCGATCTTTAATGAAATCGGAACCACAGGGTTGAAATACTCGGGAGGACAAATCCAAGAGGAATTCCTTCCTGCTCTGAAAGGGCCGAAAGCCGTCAAGGTGTATCGAGAGATGCGAGATAACGATCCCACTATCGGGGCCGTTATGTTTGCCATCGAGATGTTGATGCGACAAGTGGAATGGAAAGTCGTATCGACAAGAGAAGGTACATCTGATGAAAATAAATTAAACCGGGATCCAGTTCACGCATTACCTGGTAAAAAAGTCGATCCCACTCCCAGTAATGAGCCATCGACTGAGGTTGGTACGGAACCAGGTATTGTGGATTTAGATCCTCGGGCTGTTTTCCTGGGGTCGTGTATGCACGATATGACAGATAGCTGGGGAAGCTTAATGACGGAAATCCTCAGTATGCTGACATACGGGTGGTCGTGGCATGAGATTATCTATAAACGTCGGGAAGGCCAAACCGGGAATCCAAAGACACAATCAAAGTTTACGGATGGTTTGATTGGATGGCGTAAAATGCCTATCCGCGCTCAAGACTCATTGTCGAGTTGGAAGATTTCCGGTAATGGGTCTATCGAAGCAATGGTACAGCAAACAGACAACGGGGGATTGGTAGACATTCCTTTGTCTCGATCATTGTTGTTTCGGACACAGGTTACCAAAGATAATCCAGAGGGTCGATCTGCACTTCGTAACTGTTATCGTCCTTGGTATTTCAAAAAGAAGATTGAAGAAATAGAAGGTATCGGGCTGGAACGAGATTTGGCTGGATTGCCTATGATGACGGCTCCAGAAGGTTTGGATCTGTGGAATGACCAAGATGCATTGGCTGTGACACAGCGGCAATTGGCAGAAGACATTGTGCGGTCGATTCGTCGAGATGAGCAAGAAGGTATCTTGAAACCGTTTGGATGGGAGATTCAATTACTCAGCTCAGGCGGTCGTCGGACGTTTGATACAAATTCTATTATCAGTCGATACGACCAGCGTATGGCGATGACTGTGTTGGCTGACTTTATTCAGTTGGGGCATTCCAATCGATTTGGATCATTTGCATTAAGTAAGAGTAAGACATCGTTGTTCAACACAGCCTTAAATGGCTGGATGAATATGATTCGAGACGTATTCAATCAACATGCTGTCCCTGAATTACTCGCATTGAATGGGATGGATTTGACAGACCATCCACGTCTCGATCATGCGGAAATCAATGTTCCTGATATTGAAGCGATTGGAACCTATCTTCGTAATCTTCGAGCTTCTGGTATGGAGCTCTTCCCGAACCCAGTGTTGGAAGAGGCAGCGCTTCGAGCAGCGAGTCTCCCTGTATCTAGAGCAGATTTGGCAGGTCGTCCAGGACAGCCTGATAGGGATGAGTCTGGCGAGACACCAGACCATCCACCAGAGGATTTAGATCAAGATCAATCTGACGATGGGTTTGATGAATGACCTTGAGGCAATTGACGTTGATGTTGATACCACCAAGATATATCCGAAATATTCTTATATTACTGATTATTTGTGCCACAGCATGGATTGTATCTGCACAAACACGGTCTGTTGACTCTATTTTAACTTGCTATAGTGGAGATGGATCTGTAATCATTCAAGCTCCATCTCCGTCACCTGAGAATTTTAGAGTCCAAATGAACGCCGGAGGTGTGACGCATGCAGAATGGACATTACCGACAAAACAGAAACAGATATTGGTAACTACGATGCCATGCCTGTATTTTGTGACACAAGACGTACCTGGATCGATAGGGGCCGATAATCAATAACAGTCCTGTGGGTCCACCTTTGGTGGCAGCTGCTCTTGCCAGGGAGCAAAGCTGGGGGCGCTAATTACTGGTGTTCCGCCCACTTTTTTATACATATATTTATGCCTCGCCAACAACGTCCTCCAGCATGGGCGGTCAGTGTTCCTGGATCGACTAGAACTGATCGAATCATGTCTGCTATACGATGTGAATTGGAGAAAAGACGTTCACATATCGACATTGACAATGACATCGCGTCTGTTTCTATTGTTGTCAAAATAAAAACGAATACCATTGAACCGCGACGAGTTCTGGTCCAGTTGCAAACAGAATCTGGATCAATGTGAAAGGGGTATTGATTTCGTGTTGAATTTAGGTCATAGTATTGGTAAGGAAGGTTGGTTGTTAAATCAACCGACAGCCAAAGCTCAAGCCGTCGGAGGTGAGAAGACGGCATCTCAATTCTTTATGGGATTGAAGATGCCGTCTTTTTTTATAAGTGGAGACATTAAATGAGCACACTGGTTGCGAGCCGAACCGAAACAGCCAATGGAACTTCCAGTGTAGGCGTTCGTGCTCCAGCGGATTTGGATGTAGGGACATTTCTATTAAGTGTTACTGCTGCAGCAACTGAAGTCGGCGATAAGCTTAATGTCTATATCCAATCATCTCCGGATGGCGGTACGACGTACGATGATTTTATTCATTTTACAGAAGTAGCCGGTAACGGGGGCGCGGTTAAACATATTGCAATAGTCAATTTCCGAGGAGCACCAACTTCATCTCTTCATACGCCTAACGATGCTGCGCTATCTGCGGGAGTGAATCAAGGGCCAGTATCGAATCTGTGGAGAGTGAAATGGGTGGTTACTGACGCTAGTACCGATAATGCGTCATTTACATTCTCTATTTCTGTGTCATCGGCCAATGAGTAAGTAGGATGCCTTTTGGACGGAATTGTGAGTTTAAAGATTTTGATGATTGCGTAGCAAAGACAGGAAGTAAAGAAATTTGTGGCGCATTGATGCGTGACACAGAAGAAAAATGCCGAAAGAAAAAGGCTGAATCGAGGACAATGATGAAATACGGGCATATTGTACAAGCAATGTGTGATTCGTCGTGGGCCATTATGCCCTCTAAGCTTCAGTCTATAGTTGAATTTATACAGATGAAGGTAGATGGTGTAGACCTGTCTCCTGAATCTGTAGCAGAAATAACTAAAGACAGATCTATTATAAAAACTCAAGTATTAGATTCTCTACTGCCCAATGAATCAGATTCATCCGTAACTGGTAATAAAGTCGCGGTTATACCCATACATGGGACTATTGCCCATCGTATGAATATAATGAATTCCGTTAGTGGAGGAATTTCTACTGAAGCATTGGGAAAGCAATTCGAGACATTTTCTGATGATCCAAATATCAGTACTATTATTCTGGATATCGATTCTCCGGGGGGCGCTGTCTCAGGTGTCGAAGAATTAGGTAACCAGATATTCGCAGCACGAGATAAAGTCCATATTGTAGCTTCAGCCAATTCGTTGGCAGCCAGTGCTGCTTATTGGCTGGGATCTCAAGCACACGAATTTGTTGTGACACCCAGTGGTGAAGTTGGAAGTATAGGCGTTATAGCTGTTCATGAGAGTGTATTTAGAGCTAAAGAGACACAGGGACGAGATATCACTGTCATTAAAGCCGGTAAATTTAAAGCCGATACTTCACCTTTAGAGCCATTGTCTGAAGAAGCCCATGCTTTTATTCAAGAACGAGTCGATGAGCGATATGATACTTTCGTTTCGACTGTAGCGAAAGGACGTAATGTATCCACAGACACTGTTATCAATAAATTTGGAGAAGGCCGAATCGTAGGCGCTAAATCGGCTTTGTCGAAAGGGATGGTGGATGGTATAGAAACATTGAGTGAAACAATTTCTCGTTTCGTAGGAGTGCCAGAATCGAGTAATGAATCAATTAATACGGCAATTAACAAGGAGGTCAATCCAGTGGGATTTGATACTAATTCACTAGAAGAAGATGTACGGACCCATATCAAGGGCTTGGAAGATCGTATTAATGAGCTAGAGGCAGAAGCTCAAGACGATACGACACCCACAATTTCAGCAGAAGTCATGTCCTCTCTTCCAGATGAGGTGAAGAGGGAATTGGCTACAGCAAGAGAAATAGCCGAAGAAGCTGTAGCGAAAGCTGAAGCTGCTGAGGCGATGGCTGCTACAGAAAAAGAATCTAGAGTTCGAAGAGAACTTCAAGATAGAGTCAAGAGTCTGTACCCCCATTTGCCTGGTTCCGTTGAAGAGAAAGCCGCTATGTTGGGTTCAATTGAAAAACTCGATGCATCGGAACAGGAGTCCATTAATGTCCGATTGGCTGCAGGTAATAAAGCTATTGAAACATTGATGTCTTCTGAGATTGGTGAGATTACTCATTCTTCTGGTTCCACTTTCGAAAAAATGGAAGCATTGGCAAGTGAGTTGATGCAGTCTGAGAATTTGTCTAAAGCTCAAGCTATTCGCAAAATTTCTCAATCTCATTCGTCTTTATACGCTGATTACGTTGAAGAGACTCGTTCGTCAATTAAGCAGTAGTATTTATAGTAGGAGGATTGAATCATGGCATGGTCGATTCCAGGGTTTTCTTTTACACGAGTAGCTGGTGAGGATTTGAGTTCATCTCAGTACTATTACGTAAAGCTTAGTACGACGGATACCGTTATTGCGTGCGCTGCGGCTACCGATGTTCCTATCGGTATTTTGCAGAATGCGCCAGCCAGTGGTGCTGAAGCGACTATCATGGTGACGGGTATCTCTAAAGTCAGTTCCAATGCGGCATTGTCTATTGGGAATTTGATCGGAACATCCGGTGATGGTCAAGCTGATGCGAAAACTGCTGGCAGCGATACCACTGAATATGTAGTAGGTGTTGTATTGGAAAGTAGTTCTGGAGCCAATGCTTTGGCGACGGCGACGGTGAATTGTTTGAATCCGCACAGAGCAGCGTAAGGCAATG